GGGAAGGTGGAATTGAAAAATGGAGCGGGCTGCTCGACGTTGCTCTTGATGGCGGATATGCTGTTAAACCAAAGAATGGTTGGTATAATGCAGTTGATCCAGCAACGGGCAAAGAATTGCATGCCGGTAATTGCAGAGCAAAAGATACTCTAAACGCTGAGTTTTGGAAACCAGTATTTGCCAATACTGACTTTGCCGAATATATCAAAAATAAATTTAGTGTCGGACTTATTAAAATGGTCAGTGAAGAAAAGGAGGAAACAACTGATGATTGAATTATTAGGAATTTATAGTATAGTGTTTATGGCGTTTTTATGGAATAAGTCTCATAAGACAGTAACGCCTTTTGACTTTTATCTTACGCTATTTGGCATGGTAACCTTTATCTTTTTACTCTGTATAAATCTATGAGTTTTAACCTAGAAGATTACATCCTCATTTTTCGAGATGTTCTTCCAAAAGACTTTTGTGAAGAATTGATTCACGCATATAATCTTGTTCAGGATGATGATCCTGATAAAGTGAAACGTGAGAATGAGTTTATGAATTTCACTGAACTTAATATGCTTAATCATCCTGACTTTTATGATTATTCTCAGGAGTTTATTAAGTATATGCAGGCGGTGAATCATAAATATTTTGAAACAACTTGTTAAAATCTTAAACAAAGATTTCAATGCTATGAAATGTTTGAAGATTATGAAGCTCCTCGCATCAAACGATATGAACCAGGCTCCGGCATCTTTGATTGGCACATTGACAATGCAGATATTGGCAGCAGCCGACGAGCTCTTGTAATGTTCTGGTATCTCAATGATGTAAAGGATGGCGGACATACTATCTTTGATATAGGAAACGGTGATACTGTTGTAGTAAAACCGCGGCAAGGCCACGTTGCATGCTTTCCTCCGCATTGGATGTTTCCACATAAAGGAGATACTCCAATCTCTGGACCAAAGTATGTAATCTCTTCATATGTTTGTTTGCCTGAACAATATGGACAAAGTTGCGATTGATGAATATACCAGCAGACAGACAACCTGGATTTTGGACTTCACCGACATGTTCACCTAAAAGAAAAATGAAAGAAGATATTGATTATAAACTTGTTGAAAATACTCATGATCCTGAAAAATGGGCTATAGAAATACTTCAACCTCCTTATGAAAACACTGTTTATTATTATGAAACAGTTGCACTTAATGAAAAGTCTGAAGAAGATAAATGTGAATTAACATTTAACTTTCATGTAATTGCTTGTTCAGATGATAATACAATTAAAGAAGTTGAAAACGATACAAATTTACAAACCATAGTAGGAGATATTTTGACAACTCTTCTTACTGAAGGTATGATTAAAACAAAACACGATGGAGAAACTGGAAACAACAATACTCAATAACTTAATTAACAATGAACTCTTTTGCCGAAAAGCACTTCCTCACATCAAACCTGAATATTTCCAAGGGTCTGATCGTGTTGTATATGAATTGATTATCTCATTTATCACCAAATATAATAAGCTACCAAACTCTAAAATTCTTGATATTGAATATCAGAAATCTGATTATAGTAATCGATCTGATCCTACTGAGATTAGTGATATCATCTCCTCATTTGGAATTGCCACCGGTGAAGAGATTGATTGGTTAATAAACACCACTGAAAAATGGTGTAAAGATCGTGCTGTTCATAATGGCGTGATGGAAGCCATTACTATTATTGATGGTAAGAGTGAGAAAGCTCCAGGTGCTATTCCTGATATTTTAAGTAAGGCTTTAAGTGTCACCTTTGATACTGCTGTTGGCCATGACTTTATTGATGATGCCGAGAAACGATTTGATTTTTATCATCTTGAAGAAGATAAAATGGCATTTGATCTTGAGATGTTTAATAGCATCACAGGAGGCGGCGTGCCTAACAAGACCCTCAATATCTTGCTTGCGGGAACCGGTGTAGGAAAAAGTCTCGCGATGTGTCACTTTGCCAGCGCGGCTCTATCTCAAGGCAAGAACGTATTGTATATCACACTTGAAATGGCCGAAGAACGCATTGCAGAACGAATCGATGCCAATCTTATGGATGTTGCTATTGATAAATTAAAGGATCTCAATAAAACATCCTTTGATAAAAAGATCAATAAGATCTCTGGCAAAACTAATGGTAAGCTTATTATTAAAGAATATCCTACTGCAAGTGCACACGTGAATCATTTCCGAGCGCTGCTTACTGAGCTAAAGATGAAAAAGAAGTTTAAGCCAGATGTGATCTATATTGATTATTTAAATATTTGTGCCAGCTCTCGTATGAAAGGTTTAGGCAACAGTATCAACACATATGTTATGGTTAAGGCAATTGCTGAAGAGATTCGGGGCCTGGCAGTTGAATTTGATGTTCCTATCTGGAGTGCTACACAGGTTACACGAACTGGATTTTCAAATTCAGATATTGAGATCACCGACACCTCTGAAAGCTTTGGCTTGCCTGCAACGTGTGATCTTATGGTAGCACTTATCAGCTCAGAGCAGCTTGAAAGCCAGAATCAAATTATGGTTAAGCAACTAAAGAACCGTTATAATGATCTGGCTTTAAACAAAAAATTCACGGTAGGAGTTGATCGCAGTAAGATGCGGCTCTATGATATTCAAGATCCTACTCATAATTTGATAAATGACAGCAACGAAGCAGCTCCAGTGGCATCTTCTGCCTTTATTAGTAGCTTAAAGGGTGATAAAGAATATGCTGACTTTAAAGTTTGAATTTTATAAATAGATTTAATCGTCTTTAATATTTAACTATATCTATCATGCCAATTAAGAGTTTCAAAAAACATTCACTAACAGAAAATTTTCAAAAGCATTTAACCGAAAGTTTGAGTCCTAAAGCTATATTACAGGCCGGCAATCCAATAAGAAGCTTTTTAACAAAGAAAACTGAGTATACGTTTTTTGTATATCCTCAACTTGAACGATTCAAAAACTCAGCTGGATCAGGATATGGGTTAAGGTTGTTTAGTTCTTCCGGTGGTGTTAGTGTACGATTTAACTTTTCATCTGCCGGCGGTGATCTTTATAAGGTAAGTAGTTTTACTATTTGGTTTGGTAGCAAAGGATATCATACTGACTTTACCGAAGATTTAAGCTTTGTTAAGATCTTACCTATTGTTGTTAACTCAGTAAATAAAAAGTCTGTATCTAATATAGTGTATTCAACACCAGATGATATTAAATTAAGTGATATTCTTAGCCAAGATCTTGGTGAAGATATATCGTTAACAGAAGCAGCAGATGGTCCTGAAATGGTTGCCGATATTATTAATATGTTAGCACAACCAAACTTTAGTAAGAGTAAAGTTTATACTAAATATCGCAGTCCTGGGTATAAAGTTATCAATACTCTTGAGATAGAGTACCCAGAATGGATTCAACAAAAAGGAAATAAGTTTGCCTTTGTTGGATCTGATGATGATTTACAAACATTACAAAATGATATTCCCAATATTATGTCTAAACTTGGGATTGTTAAAGGACAAACCTCTCGAGTATCTGCTAGTGAAGAAACATATGCAGCAAGCGATGCTGTCAAAGAAATAGAAAATAATATTCCAAGATTAACATTTCAAGAACAGCTTAAAGATATGCGGCGGTTACTTAAGCTGACTGTTGCTGGTGTTAGTAACGCGTGCTTTATTGCAGGTCGCGGTGGTGTAGGAAAGACTTATACAACAAAACAAATTCTTGCTGAAGGTGGTTTAACTGACGGTGATGGTTATTTCTTGAACAAGGGAAAGATTACAGCGCCTGCACTGTATGCCAGTTTGTTTGAACATCGTGATGGCATAGTAGTATTTGATGATGCTGATGCTGTGTTTGGTGACCAAACAAGTCGTAACATATTAAAAGGCGCAACTGATACAGATAAGACTCGTAAGCTTAATTGGAACATAAGTAGTTCAAACCTCGTTGATCCAGATGAATATGATAATTTAGATGATATTATTGAAGAAGGAAAACTTCCTAAATGGTTTAACTTTACTGGCAAAATTATCTTTATTTCCAACTTAAAGATGGATCAAATTGATCCAGACGGCGCGCTTCGTACTCGAGGATTTATGATTAGTATTGATCCAACTGATGCTGAAGTTTATGACTTTATGGAAAAAATTGCTCCAAATATGGAATTGGAAGAAGGTCTATTTTTAACTAAAGAATCTAGATTGCATGTTGTAAAACTTCTTCGCGAAGGAACTAGTAAGCAAACTGCTAACCTTCGTAAATTGGAACGTGGACTTAATATGTATGCTGGAGCTCAAATTGCTGGTCTTACCGATATGTCTGAGTCTGAACTTGAGCGGATGATTAGTACATACGCTTAATATATAATATAATGTGAAACGCATAAGAATATTTGGATGCAGTACTAATCAGGTTTTAAAAGAAGAATTGCGGCTCGCCACCAGCTTTTTTATATCTCAATTAATACCGCGTAAACGCATATTAGATTTAAGTGTTTCTTTAATACCCGAATTGTGTAATCAATATGGTG